TCATGGTGTAGTATTGGTTGTAACGCAACACAAAGTTCAACTTTCGAGTTAAAGGATGCTAGAAAGCAGTTCTTTTATCGAGAAGTGCAAGATACAGATATTGATACTAGGCCACATTTAGTAATTGCAGCGTACATTACTTTAGTATCTCCTTTAAAAACAGGAATCACTGTTAGAATGCGTATTAATTCATGGCTATCAAATGGAAGTATGTGTGAAGCTTTTGTTTTTGCTGACCCAATTGCAACACCAGTAACACAAACTTTAGCATCCTGTCAAGAGAGAGATGTAGTCTTAGGAGACTTATTTAAAAATTATAAGAACTTACTTATTGAAACAGATGGAACGAGAAGACCGCCATGGATTGCACAAGGATTATATCCTCAAATTGATGATATTATACAAGATAAAAGAGTAGAAGAAATGGCGGTAGCAGGGTTTTGCCGTAAGAGTTTTAACGCATCAAACTACTATGGTAAGTGTTTTTCCAGTACCACAGAACCAACATCATTGTTTAGAGTTTACTGGTATAGTACACCTCGTCAATTAATAAATTGGGGTACAGATGCTACAGTTCTCAGATCAAATTTAATCAATGGTACAGCAGTAACAGGAACACTGCTAACTACAATTGAAACAGTGGATCAATTATGTAATATAGGTATTACAGATGCTGACCAGGTTGACCAGCCAGTAGAGTTAGTACAAATTTGGCATATATGGACACCATTAGGACCACTTTCTATTTATGAGTTTTTAACAGAGGGAATTTATTTTGATAATTCAAACTATGCATTCACAGCTTCATCAGGAACAACTGATCCTCCTTTTGTTGAACCTTTTCATATAAGTTCTATACCCTTTTCTGCTACATCTGTCTTACTTCCATTGCCAGCAGGATGGACCCAATTAAATTTTTTTAATAATCAAGCCACATACACAATTACAGAAGCAGTAGCAGCTGCTGGTGTTATAACTAATTATCCAGCAACTGATATTTATGAATACTTTGATCAGATGGCCCTTTGTAAGAATATTCCACCCACTCGTTCACTGCAATTCGATCTTGTAGATCCAATTTCAGCAAAAACCGTCTGTACAGTTAGATTTCGACGAGATCTTAGGAGTTTTGTTGTTCAAACAACATCTGGAGCAGAGGGAAATTACCGATTATATCCAGGTAATGCAGAACAATTACTGGTGCACAATTTAACAGAAGTAGAAAATGGACAAAGTTTTACTCAAACGGATGTAACAGGTTGGTTAGATAGAACCTCGGAAGCTACTAATTTGTCAAGACAAGTAGATATTAGACAATTTAAGGATAAGAGATGCGACACACCAAATTTTTGGGGTGCAATAGCAGGTATTGCTGGTAGTACTTTAGGTGGTATTGGACAAGGTGTTCAACAAGCAAATAATAAGAAGCATGAAAAAGACATGTTAAATTTACAACACGAACAATCTATGGCTTTTCAAGGTGCACAGCATGGACATAATTTTGCCATGCAAAGTGGTATGTTTGAACATAACAAAAATATGCAAATGGGTCAACAAATGCATAACACACAAGAAGCTGAGCATGCTTTTGAAAGAAAAGCAGCATTAAATATGGGTGTTGTCAACTCTAGAGCTGCTAATCCTAATAGAACACAGCAATTACACACAGCAATGGGTAAGACCCATGATAATGATCAATCCAAATTGTTTCAACAAATGTCACATATTGGAGGAGTCTCACAAGAATCATATGCTTAGAGATAAATTAATTTTTGTCACTCTACGTATTTCAAAATAAATTTCACTACATAACACATTATCAGTAATTGACGCTTGATTGCTCTTACTTTAATTTTATTCTAGTTTTTAAGAAAATTTCTTTA